AGGCATTGCAGGCTTGGCTGGATTCTTGTGGGGGATGCTATGAATACAGAGGAAGACGAATTCAAGAGAATTGAAGCAGAGGCCAAGCGCCGAGCAGCGTTCCAGCGCAAAGTGGACGATGATATGAGGATTGCGTTCGAAGCAAAGTGGGACGATGATGACACGCAGGTTTACAAGAAGCCGTGGGTGGGGCTGACGGATGAGGAGTTTGACACGGCCATCAACAGCAACTTGACGATCACTGATTCAAGACTGCGCGATGGGGTGTATGGGGTGGCCCTTGACATCGCGGCACTGCTCAAGGAGAAGAACACATGAATGAAGATGACATCATCCTTATGGCAGACGCATCCGGGATAGCGTACTACGGCATGGGTAAAGATAGGGAGAAGTTTATCTATTACCTTAAAGCCTTTGCCAGCTTTGTCGCTGCCGCTGAGCGTGAGGCGTGTGCAAAACTGTGCGAGGCTCAAGGCGAGTACGGCTGGCAGCAGTACGCTGACGCTATCCGCGCAAGGAGCCAGCGCGAAGCACTGGCACAGCCAGAGCCAACCCCGTGGCGTGACATGGTGGTGGTTAGCCTAGTCCGGGAAGGCATCCTTAAGCACAAGGCGCGGGAGCTTGCGGATCACTTTGCAGCACAGCGCCAATGGGTGGGTCTGACTGACGAGGATAAGCAGACCGCAGTCTGGACAGATGGGACTTTTGGTGGTGGCGCACTGTGGGCGCAGCAACTGCTGAAGGAGCGCAATGAATAACTGGCCTTTTCCCACCGAGTTGCCGCCAGCGCAACCAAGCAAACCTATCCCATTCAACCCGCAAAACCATGAGGACGCACCGTGGTAATTTCAGAAAAGATTAGGGACGCTCTGGCACAGGCTCCAGATGGCATGACTGCCCTGGAACTTGCGCTTGCGCTGAAGGTTACGCCGACAGGCGTCAGTCGTTCCTTGGCCTTGATGCCTGACGCCTATATCGACCGCTGGGTCAAGACAACAGGGAAGTACACCGCCGTCCATTGCCTAGCTTTTGTCCCAGAAGATTGCCCACACCCATGACCCCTACATTCAACACCTGGGACAGAGCCGTACTGGACAAGTTTGCGCTTGAGGCTTACCTGCGGATGCAAAAGCAGCAAGACCAGCTAGAGCAGTTGCGGGGCGACCTCAAGGATGCGATTGAGGCGTACCGGGCGCTAAACAAAGGGTCTAGTTCCTAGCTTGTCGATAATGAGCGCCTGACGCCGGGGTAACAGGGCTGCGGTGTTTGGGATACTGATGTGCGTCCAGGCGTCAAACTCTCTGATGATCTGGTCAAAGTACAAGCCGTGGCTCATGATAGCGCGTACAACTTGGTCAGGCGTCATGCCGGGTACACGAATGTCAGCAGCGCAGCCTAGCCGGTGCTGTGAAGTGTCTTTACTGCCCACTGAGTCATTGACTTGCTTAGACCGAAAGGCCGAGTTCACCATAATCGGCTTGCCATCCAGCTTGGCTTTTACCAACTCCAGAAACTGTGCTAGTCGGGTCAGGTTTGCCAACTCAGCAGCGTTTGGCGTGTTGTCAAATTGCCGGTGGCTTGTCATCGTCAACTCGGCAAGTGTGAAATGCGGGGTCATTTTTTACTCAGCAAATCTGTCTTGGCTTGGCTCCCGGCGCTGCTGCCGAAATAATAAGCAATTATCCCCGTCCAGGCTGTGCCAAGTGATCCCAACATCATCAGTATGGCAGGGTTGCTGGAGTCAATTTTGTTGAAGAACATCATAATCATGATGGTGAAAAATCCAATAGTTACAGCAGCAGCCAGTATTGGCGGCATCACTGACCTAGTGACTGACTGCATATCCCTGGCGCTCTTGCGGTCTTCAACTTCCAGCTTTTCAAAATTAAGGCCAAGTTCTTGCGCCTGCTTTTGCAGTTCAATCTCGGCTAGTTTGACCTGGGCAATCTGCTCTGCGCTTAATTTGTTGCTGCTGATTAGGTCGCCAACCTTTTCAGGGTCAACGCCAATGGCTTTGGAAATGGCGCTTACCGCCATTCCAGCCAGGGGGCCACCAAGTGCGGTAGCAATCGTCGGTGCAATCTGTTTAAGCCAATCCATTATTTCTCCAATAAAAACGACAAATTAGCATGGCGAGGGTACTGCACGACACGCTCCCCTTCAGGGCATTTGTATTTGATGGTTGCGAGCAGCGTGGCTGTGCCGGGTGCAATCTTTTCTTTTCTCACCATTGTCAATTGGTACGAAAAAGTATCAATCTGTGGCCCTGCGGGGCCGCTGAACTTGCTTGCTGTTGTTGTTGCCTCATGCACCATGCCCGATGCGTCACGGATGCTTGGGGTAAAACTTTCAACAGAGCAGTCATCACGCTTTTTGATTCGGGCTACTGTGACGTTGATGGCCTGTCCAGCCGCTGCTGTGATTTTAAAATGCTCTGGCGACCACTCTAGAATAGCCCGGTCAAACCAACCAAACTTATCGGCAAGCGTGTAACCGCCACCAATCGCTGCAATGCTTGCGGCAACGGCTCCAATGGCTTTGGTAAGGTCAATCACTTGTCTTTCCTGTTGAATATCTCAAACAACGATTTAACCTTTTCCTCAAGCACGGCAATCTTTATATCCATCTTAGCCAGCACAATGATGAGCGTTATCAGCGCCAGCAGCATGGGCCAACCCTTCGCCAGTGCCTCTATAAACTCCATGATTAGCGGAAAGTGCCATTATTGATAGCGTCCATCATCGCCTTGCCGTACCTCTCCACCGCCGCCTTGGTGATGACGTACTCACCGCCTTGTAACGCCCCGTAGCCATCGTCCGGCGCAGGAGCGCGGCCCATCAAGCGTTCGGGTGTGACCATGCCGCCTTGGTTGAAGGCTTGACTACCGCCGCCAAAGCCAGCATCACCACCGCCAAAACCGTCAGCATTAGCCCCTGGTGCGTCAGCGCCGCCGCCGTAGCTACTTGTTGTACCCGCTGCTGCGTCACCATACAGTCCTACGGGGCCATACGGGTTAGGCGTAGCCTCCCGAGTCTCGACAGGCGCTGGTGGCCCCAAAGACACTGAGGAACTGGGCAACACACTATTCAAAAAAGACTCAAACATACCCCTAGACTGCGGGGCAGTCTCACCCGCAAACTGGTCGCCGTACAAGCCAGTGGGGGTTATTCCAGAAGTGCCGGGTTGCGAACCATAGCCACCAACTTGCAAACCAGTGCCAGGGTCAATCCCACGGGCAACTGACGCCTGCTCTGCTACAAAGTTCGGCGCTAGGGCGTTTTGCAGCATCCCGTAGCTGGTCGCGCCAAACCCCTTCTGCAAGCCTTGCGTGATTGCCGCCATCGTAGGGTTGTTGCTGTAGTAGGCGGCTTTCTCAGCGTTTGACATAGTGTCAAAAGGGCTGGTCATGCGTTCATTGCCACCACCGCCCATCATCTGTCCACCACCGCGCCCCATCTGGTTTTCCTGCCGCTTACGCAACATTTCATTGAAGGCATTGAGGTAGTAATTCATATCTTCAGCCCGTGGTTTCGGAGGAAATCAACAAACAGATAGGCCACACCAATAATAGCCGCCCAGACCAGACCGGCGAGTGTCTTCTCAATGATGGCCTTCCGCAGCCGCTCCATGTCGTTCTGCGCTTTGATGGCGTTTTTTACCCACTGCTGCTCCTCTCTGTCGAGACAGGTGTCGCTGCTCTTGAGCGCAACGAGCAGGTCGGAGATCAGCAGGGAGCGGTCTTCTGGTGTCATCTTGAACTATCCATAATTTCAAAGGCGTTGGTGACTTCTCTAGGGCTTAACTGGTTAGCCTTAGCCGCCCTAGTTTTTGGGCCTTGCCCTGTGCCCGAAACTGGTCTGCCTTGACGCAAAGTTTCTTCTAGCCCAGTTAAAAGATCAAACATTTGATCTCTTTTTATTACGGCATCGCGCTTCATTTGAGCATTTTTTGCTTGGTCTGAAATTTCTTGAAATGCTTTTGCTTTGTCTTGAATTTTTGTAACTGTATCTTGAACCCATTGACGATCCATCATTTTTGACGCAAGGGCTTTGTCAGTCAAGCCTTTGAATTCCGGCGCAGCGGTAGCAAGGTCTACCTTGGTTTTGTCAAACGCTACTTTTTCAGCCGCTGTAAGGTCAAACAATTTTCCAGCCGCAACTTTTTCAGTAGCGGTTGTTAACGACTTGCCTAAATTCTCCATAAAAATTTCTGGTGTTGCTCCTTTAACACCAGCCCCGCCGACTTTGTACGTGCCGGTAATAGGGTCAAAATCTAACACAGCGCCCATGCCTGTGGGTTGCCGTGCTGCCGCAGCCGCAGCAGCTTGTTGGGCTTCAGCCGCAGCGCCTTGGCGCATACTCAAATCCCGAGCGCGAACATCTTCCATGCGTAGAGCGCCCATTTGTCCACCAACTGGGCCTTGTGACATTCCTATCTGGGCAGGCCCAGGCGCAACGCCGGGGGTAGTGAGTGGGCCAGGGCCACTTGGACGCAATACAAAATCAGGAAAGTATGTTCCTTGACCGGGTTGCAACACTTCAACTGGGGCTTCATAAGGCACAACAGCGCGGTTCTGAGGGATAGGCTGCACAGCCGCCGCCAATTGATTGACGGGAATCCGCGCATCGCTTAGGTTTAGCCCAGCTTGGTAATTGGGGTTTGCCATACGGTTAGCGGCTAATTTCCCTCCAAATTCTCCTATACCGCCTCCAATTAAGCCACCAACAATAGACCCAGTTAACCCAAAATTTGAGCCAAGCAACGCGCCTGCGCCACCGCCTAAACCAGACCTACTAAGTCTAGGTAACTCATAAAATTTTGACGCTGCTTGAGTTGTAAAAACATCAGGAAAATTTCCCGCAATCTTGCCTAATGACGCAATGTCGCCGGTCAACGCATTATCTTTAGATGTAATCCGCGACAGCTTAGACACGTCCACCATGCCTGTATTAAAATCAGTAGCACTTTCGTAGACGTATGTACGCGCCATCTTTTGACGCGCGTCACGGAATTGATCCAACAACTTAGGGTTAGATATGTTGGATTCAAGCATTAATTCCAACTGATTGGCAATAGCCAAATTAGCGTCTGCAACAGCCAATTGTTTAGGCGTGGCGTTTTGATTGTTGTATATTTTTTTGGCGTCTGAGCGAAGGTTTCGCACGTTGTCAAGCAGTTCAGCACCAGTAAACCCAGATTGAGTTTTTGCTACTGCGTCGTCAACCAGTTTGTTTACTTTTTTGGCAACGCCTTCGCCGCCAATTAATTTGTCGTTTCTGCGTAAATCGTTTAGATTTTTAAGCGCAGTTTTATCAGCCACCATTGTTGGCAGGCTGCGTACTTCATTGTACGGCGCAGCTAATTTAGCGCGTGCATCATTAAAAGGTACATCGCTGGTTAAAGATACAGTTGGATCAAGTCCCAACTCTTTTTTTGCAATTTCATTGATGCGGGGGCGGTTAGCGTTAGCTAATGCTTCTGGGCCACGAGGCCCAGCCGCTGCTGAATAAAACCTAGAAGAAACTGATGGTTCAATGTCTGTTGGGTTGACTGCAATGCCAAGACGTTGCGCTTCCGCAGCAGCATCAATTTGTGGCCCACGGGCGTAATCGCGCAGCGAGGCTGCTTCTCGCCGTGCTTGAAGCTGATTAGCAAACGGCATTTTTGCACCGATAGCGGCTTGCTCCATAACAGGCGCAACATAAGGCTGTGCAGCTTGAACAACTTTAGGCGCAGCAATGGTTGCAGTGCCAAGAATATTTTCAATATCAGCCTGAGGCAAGCCTGTTTTTTCAGAAATAAATTTAGCGCCTTTTTGAAAATTTTGCCCGATAAAGTCTAGTAGTTGACGACCACTTTCTTGTTGATACTGAGGCGTTTGAGTAACACCAAATGCTTTACCAAATGGCTGGTCAACTGCACTTACAAGGCGTTGTGTGGCGGCTTGTGCTTCCTCTGGCGACCGCCCCAATCGGGCTAATGGATAGGCTCCAAATTGAACAGCACCTGGAATCAAACCGCCAAGGGTAACGTCTGCCAAAGACGCCGCGCCTCGGCCTAGCCTAGTCATAAAACCAGGGTCTTGAGGTATGAGGTCTTCATACCCTGTAGTAGACGCAACAGGAATTAGGTCTTCATATCCAGTAGCCATTTACAACTCCTGACCCGTGTTTTGTTTGAAGCGTTGGCGAACCGCAGCCGCAGGCGCTCCTTTGGCAATTGCTGCATTTGCGTCTTGGCGTTGTTGCGTAATGTTTGACGCTGGCGCAGCCGGTGCGCCGCTTGGTATTTGGTTAACCGCCGATGGCGTAGAAACCGAATATTTTTTAAGACCTGGGCGGTCAAATAAAGACTTGCTACCTTCACCAGCAAACCAAGCGTTTTCAGCACCCTTAAAGCTATCTGTGTTGTCTTTCCATTTAGCGTAAAAATTACGCTGTTCAATATCGCGTTTGAGTTGTTCTTTGGCTATTGCCAAAATAAATTCATTGGCTTGTTTGGTTTTACCCAATTCTGCGCCGACTTGCTCAATACGGCGAGCATCCGATTCGGTTTGAGGGCCTTTTTGTTCCAACTGCTTTTGCAGCACTGCGTTAATTGCGTTAGATTGAAACGTCTGAGCATCAGTAGCAAATTGTTCTGCGTTTTGTACGCCAAGAGCGCCCAAAACTTTTGCGCCAGCGGCTTTGGCATCTGTACCAAACCCAGTGTCAAAACCTTTGTTTAAGGAACTAAGGTTAGCTTCAATAGACGGCAATGTTTTAACCGCTAAGTTAGCGGATTTAGAAATGTCAGAAAATTGGTTTACTAGCATTTTGCCAAACTCGCCTGCTTCAGCTTTTTCTGCAACCATAGTTACCGTTGTTCCCGCCACAGGAGTAGTTTCTTTTTTGATCATTGCCAAGTAATCCGCGCGGCGTGGGTCATTTGCAGGCAATGCAGCCAGTTCTGATAGAAGTTTTGCTAAATTGGTTGGCCCTGCTGCCGCAGGAGACAGCCTTGCAATGTCTTTATTTAAATTATCAATGTTAGTTTTAACTTTAGCCGTTTGGTTAGAAATTCTTGATAGATTATCCCTCCTATCAATTAGTGTTTGCAATTCACTTGGTGGTGCAGCCGCAGCCGGTGCTTGCGGAGCCATTGCGTTAACAGAGCCTGGAGCCATCTGGTTAGCCGCCACCCTCAAAGGTGTTAGCGGTGCTTGAGGACGCGTAGCAAGACTTCCCTCTGGCGTAAAATATTTTTCCATTATTGGTGGTTCGCCAACAACGTTTGAGCCATAAGACCCAACATATATTTTTCCATCTTCAACAGTAATGGTTTCTCTGGGAATACCTCTGCTTACCATGTCGTCTATGGACGCTTGAACAGTAGGCGCAACAGCAGCAGCCGATGCGGTAGGAGCAGGAGGAGGCGCAGCACGGGCAGGAGCGCGGCCCATAGCAGTATTAAACTCTCTGTCACCCGCTTGCTGTTTAAGCACTGTCTCTATACCCATAGCTTCGTCTTCTAGGTATTTTTGAAACGCACTTGTTTCTTCCGGAACTTCAGCTAACGCCTGTTCCAAAGTACCTAAACGGCTCCTGATTGGGCCAATGTCTGGGTCTGCATATTGCATCTGCACAACTCTACGAGCAGCAGTAGGATCTCTTGAACGCAGTAGCGCGTCTCTGTATAGAGCTAATCCTTGCGTAACCCTAGCAGCTTTGGCAACCCGTTGCTTATCAGCCTGACCAGCGGCAAACTCCTGCTGGCGCATACCAAACTCTTGCTGGGCCTGCGCTGCTCTCTGCTGGGCCATTGCATTGGCCTGCATTTTCTCTTGGCCTTGCGAGTAGCCCTCAAAGAAATTTGTCGGGCCACCTTGGTCAAGAAGTCCAAAATTAAGTGCCATGATTAGCGCCCCATGTAAGCAGGATCGTACATACCGCCGTACCCTGGCATTGATACCGGGCCTTGAGAACGCCCATAATTTCCAAACATATTGCTAAACCCACCAGACCCAAGCGCTTTTCCTATGTCGCCGTAGGACGATTGTCTTGCGCGTTCTCCAGCCAGCATAGCGTTGGCAGTGTTATAGCCTTGGTTTTGCATGAGTGGGGCAGAGCCAGTTACAAGTCTTTCCCCTGCTGTGGCTGCTAGTGCATTGGAAGTCGGGCCAAAGCCAGCTACACCAGCGGCGGCATTTCGCGCAACTTCTTGTCGTCCGTAGAAATCTTGAAGCGCCCGTCCGTAATCTTGCGTACCCATTTCCTGCCCATAGCGTTGGGCTGCTTTTAAAGCACTACCAGAAATCAAACCGCCACGGGCAGCAGATTGCCGGTCAAGTGCTTTTTGGCCTTCTGACAACCGAAACGCATAGCCTGGGTCTGCATTAAAGTCAGCCATCGTAAAAGGCCGAACATACTCGCCTCCTGCGGCTATGCCTTTGAGGTAGCCTGGAAGCGCATTGACGCCTGCTTGATAGTACGGCTGCTGCCTAGCAATGCTTTCATCGTACATACGCTGTTGCAACGCCAAAGCACGGTCGCTAGAAGCATTTGCAATCTGCGCCGCCTCACGCGCAGCGCCAGCTTGCCCACCGCCTGTAGCCTCGTCAAGACCGCCGCCAAGAGCAGCACCAGCAAGCGCACCAGCCGGGCCACCAAGAAAGAAGCCTGCTGCACCGCCTAATAGTTGACCCCAACCCATAATCGTTCTCCTTGTTACCCAACCTAAGTCGCAGGAGTCTGCGCTGTAAGCAAACCGTTTGTAAAAGTCATGCTGCCGTCTGCGCCAAGTGCGGTCAGTTTAGCAGTCACAATTGTGGCGCTAACCCCAGCAGTAGAAGTGCCTGTCCCGCCGTTGGCTATTGGCAGGATACCACTGACTTGCGTGGTCAGACTCACCCCACTGAGCGTACCGCCAAGGGTCAGGTTGCCTGCTGTGGTGACTGTGCCTGTCAGCGTAATGCCATTGACCGTGCCAGTGCCGCCTACGCTTGTCACTGTGCCAGCACCCAGATTGGCTCGGGCTGCTGCGGCTGAAGTGGCTCCTGTGCCGCCGTTGGCTATCACCAATGTGCCTGCCAGCACCACCGCGCCAGTTGTTGGGCTGCTGGGCGTAAACCCTGTTGTCCCGGCGCTAAAACTTGTCACGCCGCTGGATGCCACGGTAATTGTCCCGGCCCCGTTGGTCACAGTGATGCCTGTGCCGGCAGTCAGAGTGTTTAGCGTGTAGCCAGTGCCATTGCCAATCAGCAGCTTGCCGTTGGTCGGAATTGTGCCCAGCCCCGTGCCGCCGTTGATTACTGGTGTGATGCCAAGGCCAGAGCCGGTGATGGTGTAGACGTTGTTCAACCAACGAAACCATTGGGTCGTGATCTGCCCGTCTTGGGTAAAAGCAACCCGAGGCGCAGGAATTTGGGTAATGTCTGCCATACTAGCTTGACGTTGGACTCAGCACCAACTCAGCGCCCATGATGGCGATCTTTACCGGGTCAGTGCCGCTGACCTCGTACACCCGATCTCTGGACGAACCAAGCCGCCGCCAGAACGTGCGGTAGCCGTACTCGCCAATCTTGCCCATGCTCGTCCAATGCTCACTTGACCAAGTGTGACCGCTATCGTCGCTCCAGCGCAGCATGACTTGCGGGTCATAGCCTGGGGTGGCTGGAAATGACTCGGTGACAATCTCCGCGCCGTCAATGTCTGGGCCGGTGTAGGCAAAAGTCACTAAGTTCTCACCCGGTAGACCCAAGGACGGTTCGGTGATGATCTCAAGGCCCGACTCGGTTGCCAGATATTCCCAATCAAACTCGGCAATCAGTTGGTAACTTGGCCCTGCTGGTGGGACGTTTGCCAACTCAGTAAGGATGCCGTCAGCAGTTTGTTCTGGCGTAATGCCTAGCCCTACGCCTGTCTCAGCGTCAAGTTGCAAGGTGTGGTGGGCCGTGCGTTTGAGGTTGTTCTGGCCTGACGGCAGCGCCCTCCATGAGCGGAGCCACTTTTGAATGTCGCCGTTGTCAGCGTACACATCCAAGTCAAAAGCGTAGATGTTGCCGTTAACGTAGTCGCCTAGCACAATTTGGCTGTTGAACGCTATCTGGCAGTTTGACCTGTGGCGCATGAACAATCCGTTGTCAAACCCAGCCCGTTCGTGCCACGCCTGGGTGGACACATCGTAGACCCAAGTGGCGTTGCCGGTGGGGAATGTCAGGACGTAGAAAGCATGGCCTTCTTGCTGGTAGGTGTAGGCAATGGCGTCAGAAATGTCGCCGTACTGAGCAATCGCAAACTCAATGGCGTGGGTGCTGACCCGAGTGCCGGTATAGCCGTTGGCCCGGTAGACGATGCCTTGGCCTCGCGCATCCGCGCCTAGCCAGAAAATGCCGTTGTCCAACTTGGCGACAGAGAAGGCCGCAGCGCAGCCAATCTCATTGAACGCGCCTTGGATGCGGGTCATGGGGAAGTCGGCAGCGCCAGAGTTGTACCAGACCTCGACTGAATTAGTGCCAAACAGCCAAATCTGTCCGTGGTCAATAATCATGCTGACCAAGCCGTCAGGCGAACCCTCGGCACTGGCGAAGTCAAGCGGGTCAACTGATGATCCATCCAGCAGTTGCGTCACCCAGAATATCTGGCTGTCAGGCTGGATGAAGACAAAGTAACCGTCCAAGTAGCCAACGATTAACGCGCCAGCAAAGTCAACGTCTGTGATCTGGGCAAAGACTGCCGTGCTGCTGTTGTAGATGTAACCCGGCCCGTTGGCTGCAATAAACAACTGAGTGCCGTTGTCGCTCATGCTGACGGGGCCAGTGCCTGCTACCGTGCCACGCAAGGTGGCTACATAGGCCGTAGTGAGGCTGTAGAGTTCAGTGCCACTAACCACATAGCCAACGCCGTTAAACGTCCACAAGCCCCGTATTGGCCCTGTCCCAACCGTCACCAGCAAGTCAAGTCCAGGCGCTCGGTTTAGAAACCCGCCTGTCTGCCCTCCGTCTGGGACGATTTCTGGAAACAGGTTGACCATCCTGTTATCCGCAGCATTGACGCTACGGGCAACATAGGCCGAACCAAGGATGGGGGATTTCATTAAGCAGCTACAGCTTTGATAACGGCAAAGTTGAAGACCGGCGTTTCAGTGGTAGTGCCGCCAGTGGTGCGGAATGTTAAGTTGAAACTTCCTGCCGCCACTGCTGTCACCATCAGGTCGTACAGATCAGTGCCTGACTTCTGGTTTAAGATAATCACATCCGTTGCCGCCACGGTGCTGTTGGTCACTGTAAAGGTCGCCGCGACTGTTGTTCCTGCTGCGCTAAATAAGGTGATTGCGCCTGTGGTTTTGTTCAGTGTCACGCCCGTGGTGCGGCTGGTTGCTTGGGTAACAGTACCGCCTGCGCCTGTTGCGTAGCCAACGCCTGCCGTGCCAGAGGATGTAATTGCGCCCGTTGCTGCCAAACTCGTTCCGGTGGCTGCACCAATTACTGGTGTCACCATGACCATGCTGGTCGATGTGCAGGCCGAAATGACGCCGCTGGCAACCGTCCCCAAAGCTGGCGTCACCAATGCAGGGCTGGTAAACAGCAGGGTTTTGCTGATGCTCTTGGTTGTGCCAGCTTGGACAAACGGAACAATGTCAGCAGCGTTGATGACGGTAGCAACGGGCAGACCGGAGATGGCAACGGTAGTCATAAAATTATCCTAGCAGTTATGCTATACTTCCATTTAACTTAAATGGAGATAGACTATGGAAATATGGAAACCTGTTTTTGGGTACGAAAATCTTTACGAAATCAGCAATCTTGCCAACGTGCGGCGTGTCGGTAGGGCTAAAAAACTTGACGCCGCAAAAATTCCTGTTGCAAAACAAATGTTTGAAAATGGCGCACTTCTTCGAGAAGTTGCAGAATTTCTTGGCACTAGCAATGCTACCGCAAGCATGATTAAAAATGGAAAAACTTGGAAGGGCGACGCTGCGTACAGAAAAGTCAAAACGTCTGTTGGCTCTGACCACTATTTGCGTTTTGCTGCGTGTAAAAATGGAAAATATACCAAAGTTGGAGTTCACAGGGCTTTGTGGGAGGCTTTTGTTGGGCCTATTGAAGGTAGATTGGAAATCAACCATAAAGACCTTAACCGAATCAATAACCGCCTTGACAATCTGGAACTTCTTACCCATCAGCAAAATATTCAACACGCAATTGACGCCTACAAAGCCAAAGGACTGTTGCGTGCGGTAAAAGGAACCAAAGGATTTATTGCTGGAAAACATAGTGTTTATGACAACAGGTGACTACATATTGCCAGCGTAGATGTTGTAGCGTTGACGATTGGCAACTATGCCGTAAGGCATTGCCATTACATCGTCAGGGTTGTTGATGCGCTTGATGTTGCGCTTGGAGGTCATGGCAATGCGCGAGACTTGTGGACTTGGCTCGACGCCAAACTCAGCAGCAATCTCACAGGCTAGGTTAAACCTAAAACATCGTAGGTAGCCTGGAGGGAATGACAGCGTAGTTGCCAGTACCGCTGGCTGCGTCAATTCTTCTACCGACACAATGTGCCATTCCAGTGGCGAACTAGGCACAGGGTACACCGTCATCGTAATGTCGGGGTAGCCCATATTGACGTACAGCACCTGCGGGTAGGTGCTGGTTGTGTTCTTGACAGCAATGCCGTTGTATTGCTGTTCGTTAATTATTTTAATGCCATACGAAGTACCGTTTGAGGTATCTTTGAAGTAGGTGGCATCATCAACCAAAACAGGCCGGTTGCCAACAAAGTTACCTGTCGGGCCTAACGTGCGTGTAGCTTGATTTACAGGCCAAGTAAACACTTGGTCTTGCGTGGTGAACACCGACAAACGCTCAGTGTTCCATGAGTCGATCATCTGGTTGAGCGCCGACAGTGCGTCAGCAGACGTAGCGGCTGAAGGTGTCTCAGCCTCTGCCAACATCCCAATTAGGCGTAACGCCCCGTTTATCTGGTCGCCAGCAGATGTGGTCATACCCTATGCTCCTGCGTCAATAACCTCAACTCGGGGCCTGCCACGGGGACGTTTCATTTCGTTCACCGTGACAGGCTCGTCTACCGCATCTACATCAAACCTCACCCAGCCGTTCTTTTCGTCATAAACGGCCTCTGCTTCCATACACGCAACTTTCGTCCCATGCACGGGGTGACGTAGGTAAATGACTGCCATAGGTTTACATCAAAAATGCCGAATAAGCAGCATCGGCAGTTTTCACAAAACGGTAGGTGTGTGCGCCATGACGACCCACGGTCACCGAACCAAAAATTGTGATGCCTGTGCCGGTTGTGACCGGAACAGTAGATGAACTACCGCTGTTGTTGTCGTTGCAAATAGTTAGATCAAAAGACGAACCAACTTTTGCGCTTGTGATAGCTGCATCAAGCAACGCTGCGGTAGGCAGTGTCACAGTCAACGTAGCATCCGAGGCTTTTTTGCAAACAACCAAACCAACTGCCACTTGATCCGCAGTCAAAGTTGTGTCGGCAGTCAAAGTAGCTGGGATGGTTTGAACCCCCATTACTGCTTCAAGTAGGTTGCCGTCACCAAGTTGTTGACCGCCTGCACCATTAGGGAGAGCCATGATAATTTCCTTTCAAATGAGTTAAATCAACCCCACAGACGGCAAGCCATCTGAGGACGAATAGTGCTGAAACCGTACAGTACGTCAATACGGCAAGGCATACGGTCGTTGTTGATGTCGTAAGCACGAACCACACGCATACTGATGCCGTTGTGGTTTGCACGAGCAGCCATGTCAACGCCTTGGGGCATAACGAGGTCAGCAGTAGCAAACGTGATGGCGTCCTTGTGGTAGATCATGTTTTGCGGATAGGCAGTAGACGCTGTACCAACAAAGGTCACGGCAGCGTTGTCAGCGGGGAAGCTGTTAACGGTAGCCAAGGCGCTTGTGCTGGTGTAGATTGGTGGGCTGATTGCCATGTTTGCCAAAGCATTGCTAACGCCAGTTTGTGCGGCGGTCACAACAAATTGCTGTAGCGAACCAGTTGACTCACGGGTCTGTGGGTTAACTGCAAACACGTTTGCAATCGTAAACACATCACCAACAGTTACTGTGTCAGTCGCACCAGTAAGGCCGTCAATGCTGATGGTCGATTGGCCTTGGGTGCTAACAGCACCGTTAACCAAAATCGTACCGGCACGGGAGCCAGTGGTGTGAACCTTGATGGATTGGCTCATGTTAATTTC